CTCGCACACAATATGCGTAGCGGCTCTTTAGCGCCCTTGATCAGCAATGCCCTAGCTATCCCCCAAGACTTGGCGCCACCACGTCCACCGTAGGCTACCTTGTAGCGTGATGGCTTGAATAAGCCTTGTAGCTTGATTGGAAACTCAGCATTGGCAATGGCGCTTGATACATCACTCATTGGGCTTCACAAATGTCACCTGAATGCCTGTAAGCAATGGCGCACCATCCGCGCCTGTAATCTCTTGCTTTGTGCTTTCCCTGTACTTCTTTGGAAACCTTGCAGCCATTGACCTTGACCACAGGCTTGCATTCAATCGGTCGCTTTCTTTGTTCTCAACCATGTAAGCTGCGGCTTGTTCTTCCCACCATGCCTGCTCATATGTCTTTGCATCTTCCAAGGCTTGCATAAATTCTTCATGCGTGTCTTTCCATAAGTAAATGGTTCTAATACTTATGTTTAATTGATAGCAGATTTGTTCAATGGATTTGCCAATGCGTCCTAGTTCCCTGACTGTCTCGCAATATGCGGGGTCATATAGGGTTGGGCGACCTACTGGGCGCTTTTCTAGGACGGGTACGGTATCGGTCATTTGATTGGCTGGCTGTTACGTTCAAGAATGGTAAGGTGCTTTGGGTCAAACACAACAAAATTGCGTTTCCATTGTGCAGGGCCACCTTTCATTTCATTGTAGTACTTAACGCCGGGGATGCCAGCATCTTGCAAAATCTTCTTGCCCTCATCACCTTTGCCAATTTTTACAATTAAATCGCCACCAAGATCATTCATATCCATACCCAATGATTTGGCAAGGTTGCGGATTGGTTTAGGCTGGTTTTTCAATGGCGCATCAAAATCCAACATTCTTCTTACATGGGTGTCAGGCAAATCTACTTTATAGAAGCCGCCTTTGTTTTCAGCAACACCCTGCTTCATTGTTTGCAAGTCTTGGATATTTTTTTCTGTCAATTGAAGAAAACTGTTTGCTCTATTAATGTCGCCACCACCACCTGAAGCAATTAAATCCTTGTAATGCTGTAATTTTTGATTTTGCGCGGCAATGGCTTCATCAAAATTGTTGTTGTTTTGGCGTAAAGCTGATTTAGCGCCAGAAGAATACCCAGATAAATTAATTTTGTATTCGTTTGCTGTGGCCGGTGATTCAGCAAGATAAAACCCTTTGCCATAAACTTGTTGCCCAGTTCCAGTGCCAATTTTTGAGGCATCAAACTTTGCAAATAAATGAGGTGACCCATGAAACACAGTCATGCCCACAGGGTTGTAGGCATCAGCTATTGTTTGCGTCACATATTTATCAGCCGCCATTTGTTCTGGCGTGGGTTGCATTCCCCTAGCTGGCGCACCTGTTCCCTGCGCCGCCAAACTTAATTGTTGGTTGTAAACCCTTGCGCGGTCATTTGCATTACCAACCATCTGCTGCAAGCTAGTGCCGGGATTCTGTACAAAATCCGATGCTTTGCGCTTGGCAGTGTCAATTGCGCTATATATGTCCGCAAGGGTTGGCATTTACTTCTTCTTTGGCTTTTTAGCCTTTTCAGCTTCACGCTTAACCGAATAGCCAATGGCAACAGCCTGCTTAACAGGCTTGCCAGCTTCTATTTCAGCCTTGATGTTCTGCTTCAGCGCCTTGGGTGTCATTGACTTGATCAGCGGCATCTTTGCTCTCCAATTGGTTTAGCCAATATTGGCAGTCTTGAATTGCCCCGCCAATCGCATGGAGGCTTAATTCCAATTGTTTGGCTTGGGCAGTCAAAATTTCAATCCTCGCTTTGATTTGATCTGTTGTCATATTCTTCTAACTTTTGCTTTAGCTCGGTGTTTTCCCTAAAGAGGGCAGCGGCTTGCACCATTGCATTATCACGCTGCCCCTCTAGCATCTCGACTAAGGCTTGCACATCAATGTCGGGATGTTTCAACATTTAAGCAACCGTACTGACCATGACGTAGTAGGTAGTGCCGCCGCTGGTCACTGGAATGGTATGGGTAACCACTGGTGAACCGACTTTAGCTCTAAACACGCCTGTTGCGCTAACCGCTGGCATTGCCGCAAAGTTACCGACTTCGCCTGTGCCCGAATTGGTTACACGCAAGAATGATGCGTTTGACCATGTGCCGCCAGTTGCAAAATCAGAGTCCAACTGCAATGCCGCCAATGTACCGCCTGGGTTTGTTGACGAACCGCCAATGGTTGCACGAATTGCATTTGCCGCACCCGAAATCGTGCCTGATCCATTGATGGATGTGCTGATGTGTGCGCCGTTGATAGTACCCGCCGCCGCAGCGCCAGCGCCTGTGACCACCGAAAATGCTCGGTAAGTCTCGCCACTACCAGTGCTGGTAAACGTCAGCTTGTCATAAGACAAACGGGTGTCGCCGCTGCTTGCGGTAGTAGACGCATAAGCGCCATTGAGTACGCCAGCAGATGAAATGCTAATGGGTACTGAGGATGTACCAACTTGAACTGAGGTAAAAGCTGGGTCTGCGTAAGCTACGCCTGTTGCAATTGAATTTGCCATGATATTTCCTTTATTTTTTCCAAAAGGGATTTAACAATTCCAGTTTTTTAGACTGGCCTTTGCCCGTTCCGCTGGGCCTTTCGAGTGCTTTACCACCCCCTCCATTCTTGCACAGAAACTGGCTTTTCGACCAGCATCTGCTTTAGTCTTGGGGTTGGGGGCAGGCGGTTTCAGATTTGAATTGTTCTTTGCGTTGTATTCAGCACGACCTTTTGCGGTCATCCCAGCGCCCTTTTCAGTTGGGTTGTAGGTTTTACCCTTACCCGTGGTCTTATGTGGAATGGGCTTGTCGTGCTTCTTCATTTTTTGGCAGTCTTGGCAGATTGCTTGAATGCGGCTGCGGTGGGTGCGCCCTTGTCGCCGGGCTTTCTCATACGTTCAGGCGTTTTACCCGCAGCTTTTTGTTTTTCGATGCGTTCTTGTTTCGCATGAATATTTGCATAAAGTCCAGTTTTTGCCATTACGCCTCCACTACTGCACAAATGTCTGCTTCTTGAATGATCTGATAATCTTGCCCGTCAATGTTGTGGACAGGCCAATTCAGATAATCCCCGTTTCCATACTTGATAAAGTCGCCCACCTGTGTCTGATCCACCGCTGGCCCGACCGCCACGACAGTTCCCTCATTGAATGCTTCTTTGTTGTTGACATAAATAATGTCGGACAACTTGCGAACATTGGGGCGAACAACTACACGGTCACGCAGGGGTTTGATCATATTTAGGCTTTCTTCCGGGCTTTTTCTTCAACGGCGGTTCAACCACCGTATCGGTTTGAATGTCGTACACAGGCAATTTCACCATTACTGGTTCAGCTTGTTGCACCGCAAAATGTTCACCACACCAATCGTTCATGTGCCTGTTAATCGTTTGCGGATAACGGCGACAACTGCCCATAATCTGGGCATTCAGAAAGAATTTACAACTGGCGCAGCTTGCCATCACTGGCTACATTTGCGGTCGTGTGTGTAGCAAACGCCGCTAGAACGTCCACCGTCAAATGCCTTGTCTGGGCCTGTCATGTTGGTTTTGGCGGCTGGAATGCCCTTTTTGGCGCTGCCTTTTTCACCTGTTTTGTCAGATGCGGCTGGGTTGCCAGACATTGTGGCTTTTGTGCCATAGCCCTTGGGTTCGTTTTTCATCAGTTGTGCCATGATTTTTCCTTAGTCAAGAAAACGCAGTTTGTAAAGGGTTGAATTGATCAAGTCGGCGATTTCATCTACCAAATTTTGCAATTCGCTATCCTGTGGCAGTTCCTTGCGGGATTCTTCCACAAAATCTTTCATGTTTTCCAAATACTTCACGGGGTCTTTTTCTGCGTGAAACTCATCAGGAAATTTTTTAAGTTGATCATATTTGCCCATATACGCTTCGGCAAATTCGTCAACCAAGTCAATAATTTGGGCATAGTATTCCCCTAATGCAACGTGTTTTGCATAGCTGGTTGTTGACCAGTGCATGAAATGCGTCACCGTTGAACTGTGCAACAGGTGCGCTACGAATTCGGCGACTTCATCATTCATATTGCCACTATATCAAAAAAAGGGGGGATGCAACACCCCCCCCTAAGACAACTGCGTTGCCATTGTAGGCACAGGAACATCAGCAGGCCATAACCCCTGCTCGCAAAGTTTTGCCACCGTAAGGGTATGCGCTAAATACCACATCAATTGGCGTTCATCTTTGGTTAGGTCTTTGCCTTGGTCAACTTCAAAATGGCATTTCAGGCACAACGCCGCCACCAGATTGTCATCAGCTTTGATCCCTCTGCCCTTGCCACCGCCCCAATTTGTGTGTGCAGCCTGCACCATCTGGCCTGACCCGCAGGCTTGGCAATCAAGTCCCGCTACCAGTTTTAGGAGTTTTTTTGACCTGATGTATTCGTGTTTTTGAAACAATTATTGTCTCCAAGGTTGTAAATCGGTGTTCGTTAGCGCATTCCAGCCTGCGGCGGCGGCTGTTTCCTGTGCTGGTTCTGGTTTCTTTGACGATTGTCCATGTGCCGCATTCTGGGCATTTCATTGATGCGACCTGTCTTGCATCCTGTTAGTGGCTTCGCGTGTGCGCCAAATTTCGACTTCAAGGCGGTAGCTTTCCAACTCCCAACGCAATGTTTCTTCTTTTTCCACCGCAGCGGCTAACCCTTGGATCAGTTTCTGATATTCAGGGCTTGAATAGGCTTCACGTTCTTGGTGGCTGGCGGCATCAATCCCGTTAAGCAGGGCATCCCGCATCAGCATGGCTTTCTTAGATTTGCGAAATTCCTCAAGATAAACCCTTTGTCCCTTTGCGTCTCCGTACAGTGGCGCTTTGTCCCTGATGGCTTGTGTGGCTTCTTCTGGCTTCATTTAATCACCCCAATCATTCGTAATGCCGCATCAGGGCTGTCTACAACCGCCAATGCGCCCCCAAACCAGTTGTGATGCCATCGTAGCTGGTCTTCCGTCAAAAGTCGCGCAGACGGGCTTTTATTGCCATCTTTAATTTCCATAAGCAGGGTCTGGCCTTTATAGCCCACCAGCAGATCAGGAACACCCTTGCCAACATTAGCCAAAGACTGAACCGTAGCGCCAGCCGCCCGTAACGCCGTAACAATTTGGTCTTGGTTTGCATCAATTTTTGCTGCTCTCATCATTCATCCTCTTTTGTAGGTCTTCAACGGCGGGTTGTCCACGCTTTTTCACTAAGTCGGATAAGGTTCTCTGCCACCATGCCCATGCTTCTGCTTTGCCCTCCTCCTTGGCTTTCTTCCTGAACCGTTTGATCCAGTACCTCGCCTCCGTTTGGCGTAATGTCTCCTGTATCTCTAAGCGCTTGGTCAATGGCAGATTGGCTAAATTCTTCACCGTCTTTAAATCGGTCAAGGATTGAATTGGCGATTTGTCTGTGTTCATGATTCACTTAGGATTCTCCATGCTGTTGCTGCACATAGTGGGACTTGTCCATTTCCAATGGCTTTAAGTCTGTCCACCCTGGCGGCCACCCCATTAGCCACTCGACCCACTCGGGGTTCAGTGGCCCACCAACCTGTGCCGCTAGGGGTATCTCGTTCCTGCCGTACTCCGATGGGTATCCCCTGTCTTTGTGCATCCGAGAAACCGGTGTGGGCCAAAGTCTTGGATTGTTCACTTGATCCACCAATCTGATTTGGATGGGTTGACCGTTCTTTCGATGATTCTGGCCCTGTTTGAGGAGTCCAGATGTCCCCCCCCCCCCAGTGTCGGGAGTTCGCCACAATCCACGTTCTGTCCCTTTGGTGCGTCGCCCCAACGTCGTATGCGCCCATAACAGTCCATCGCGAGTCATACCCGAGACAGGAAAGGTCTCCAAGCACTCGCCCGATTCCTCTATGAATGAGCATTGGGCTGTTTTCCACAAATACGAATCGTGGTCGAACTTCGCTAACCACCCGCGCCATGTGATACCACATTGAGGAACTTTCTCCGTCAAGTCCTGCGCCTCGGCCTGCGATTGAAATGTCTGTGCATGGAAAGCCCCCCGAAACAACGTCAACAATTCCTCGCCACGGGTTTCCGTCAAAGGTTTGTATGTCATCCCAAATCGGGAAAGGCGGGAGAAGACCGTCATTTTGTCGGGCGCACAATACGCTTGCTGGATAAGCTTTCCATTCGACTGCACAGACTGTTCGCCATCCAAGCAGTTTTGCGGCAAGTATTCCTCCACCAGCGCCTGCGAATAAAGCCAGCTCATTCATTGTCTCCCTCTCAATAGTTTTAATTTTTGCAAAACCTCATTACTAGGTGGGACTGCCTTTTTGCTATCTTCATCTATTTTGACCAGCGCCGGGTCACGTTCTTGTTTGGATGGCACTGTGGTGGTCACAACATCAAACCTGTTAACCAGCTTCGGTTTGTCAGCAACCCATTCAGCTTTAAATGCCTGCCAGCCGCGCACACAGCATTCAGTCAATGCCTGTTCCAATGTCCAGCCAGCTTTGTTTGCTTCAGCAATAAGTCCATCAATGGCACGTTGGGTAATTGGTGCTTTCTTAGCTTTCCGCAGGATTTTGAAGTCATCCCAAACAGATTGGGAAACGCCGACAGGCGTAGCCACGACAGTGGCTTTTTCTTTTATTGGTTTATGGTTTATCGTTATTGGTTTATCGTTTATAGTTGCCTTAGCGATGGGTTGCGAGTCGGAAGCCACTGGGTTCTTTTTGCGCCCACCAAGCCGACCATTTACCCTATTTTTCTCAGCCATTGCGTGATATTGGTCAATAACTGTTTCACATCGACCATGATGCCAACCCACTTCAGTTAGCTTGAACATATCTTGCAAAACAGATTTGACCACCTCGGTATCCAGACGCAAGCGCTTGGCAACCCACTGGGTATCCAATGGGATTTGGTTTTCAGTGTCGTAATACATATCCAAAAGTCGGCGGTAGGCCAAATCTTCTTCGTTGGATAAATGTGCAGTGGCGGCTCGGTAGTCGCCAATATTGAATTGGTAATAATGCATTTTCAGACCTCAACAAGACCCTGAAAAAGAAACCTCGGCAGGAGGGGTCTGTTCTCTTTTCGGCGGGATAGCTACCCCCCGCCTAGCCGTGTCTCAAACAATGTTACATCAATAACAGTTAGTGCTGCAATTGTTTCCAAAACAACAGGTCTGGCAAGTCACATAACGACCATTTGAATAATATGAATGAGTCGAACAAGCTGCCCAAACCATTGTGGTGGATGCCGCAAACCAAACTGCTAAAAGTGCTTTTTTCATGTTTTCTCCTGTAAAAACCATTCAGGGCGCAAGTCTTTCAACTGGCGCAGGCGTAGTTCAGGCACATTTTTCCATTGGCAAATTGCTGGCTTGGAAATGCCCAAAATCTTGGCAAGCTCACTCTGTGACCCTGCTAGTTTGATAAGTTCTTGTTTAGTCATAGCTTAATTGTAAGCTGGATTAACAGAAAAGCAACATTAGGGTAAATCCTTAGAAAATAATCTGTCTTAACTGTTGACATGATGTTAAGTTGGCTTAATAATACACCCATGCCCCAGCACAACGCATAGGGTCTTTTAGGAAACAAAATGACATTCGCACAACGTATTGAAGCAGCAGCACAATCAGCACACGCAGCAGCAGCCCCATTTATGGCATCAAAAGCTGAGATTGAAAATGCAATTCAGCCTGTAATAACCGAACTCTTAGCAATTCCTCAACAGCAAGCATGGGATTACATCCGCGCCAGCTTTTCACACGTTGGGCATCAAGCGCTTGCAGTGCGTATGTTTAAAGGTCAACCCACTTAAATTAAATGGGGCGCAAGCCCCTAAAGGAACAACCATGTTTGACATTGAAACCTACAAAAAACCAACTGACTGGGCGCAAGTCGCCCTTTACTTGGTATCCATAGCTGCCATCGTGGTGGTTGCCCTTGACGTTTTTGTTTGGAGGGCATCATGCTGAACAATGGCGACAACGGCGAATTCACCACCTACCTAATTTGGGATGAAGTCCATGTCGAATGGACATGGTGCGAGGGTGACGATTGGGAATGCGATGGATTCTTTGACATTTTTGTCAGCAAGGATGGCATCGACATTACCTATGACCTACCCAAAATGCACTTTCAATGGATTGAACAAGAAGTCAAAGAGTTGGCAGGCTATACGCCACCAAGCCGCCAGCGTGTGGCGCAAGCAATTAATGGTTATCTCAACAAAACTTTTTAAGGAATTGAAATGAAATACGCACTTCTACTTTTGGCCTTGGTGGGTTGCGCCAGCCAGCCCCCAGCACCTGTTACCACCATTCGTTCTGAACCACCCGTAGTGGTAGCCAACACCACACAGGAACTGGTGATGGATAAACAAATCCAGCCAATGGGTCGCAATGAAGTTATTGACGGGGTTAAGCAATGCGAGTCTTCAGGGCTTCGTGCTATCCCTATTTACGCCAAACGCAAGATCAATGGCTACACGGTGGAAACCGTTGTGGAAGTGACTTGTGGCCCACGTTACGCATACTAAGGAGAAATTATGGAAACACCAATTGGAAACAAAATTGCCGCAGCGTTTGTCAAAGCACAACGCCAGTTTGGGCCAGCCTTAAAAACGTCTACAAACCCTCATTTCAAATCTAAGTACGCTGACCTTGCCAATTGCATTGAAGCTGTTATTGGGGCTTTAAATGACAATGGCATAGGCTTAATGCAACGCACCTATGAATGCAAAGATGGCGTAATGGTGGAAACCATGCTGATCCATGAATCAGGTGAAGTTATGGAATGTGGAATGCTTCATGTGCCTGCCACAAAAATGGATGCAATGGGTTTTGGTAGTGCTTTGACCTATGCGCGGAGATATAGTTTGTTAGCCGCCACTGGTCTCGCGCCAGAAGATGATGACGGTGTAGCCGCCAGCCGCAAGACCGAAATCAAATCCACGGTCAACGAAAACCAAGTGGCTGACCTAATGGCAGCAATGGACGAAACCAGCACGCTAGAAGAACTTCAGAAGACCTACAAAGCAGCTTATGCCGCAGCCAATGGCGACCCAGCTTGGCAAAAGAAAGTCATTGCGCGAAAAGATGAAAAGAAAAAACAGTTGGAGGTTAAATAATGGAACAACGTTCAGAAGATTGGTTTGCTGCGCGGTGCGGCAAAGTCACCGCCAGCAGGGTGGCAGACATTATTGCCAAGACCAAAACAGGTTACAGCACTAGCAGAGAAAACTATCTTGCCCAGATTGTGTGTGAACGCATGACAGGCAAACCCGCAGAGTCATACAGCAATGCGGCAATGGCTTGGGGTACTGAACAAGAACCTTTTGCCCGTGCCGCCTATGAGTCCGCTAAAGACGTTTTAGTTGAAGAAGTAGGGTTTGTGTTGCATCCCAACATTTCAGAAGCTGGTGCGTCCCCTGATGGGCTTGTAGGGTTGTTTGGATTGGTGGAAATCAAATGCCCCAACACCGCCACCCACATCAGTACATTGCTGGATCAAAAAGTGCCTGAAAAATACAACACGCAGATGCAATGGCAAATGGCTTGCACTGAACGACATTGGTGCGACTTTGTAAGTTTTGACCCCAGAATGGCAGAGGGCTTGCAATTGTTCATCAAACGGGTTGAATTTGACCCACTCTATGTAGCCAGCCTTGAAAAAGAAGTTTTGAATTTCTTATTTGATGTTGAATACAAAATTACCCAACTTAACAAACTAAAGGATTGAAATGAAAAAGATTAAAAACATTGTTGTCATTACTGGCACTTACACCAACAAAGACGGTCAAGAAAAGAAACGCTACCAGACCATTGGCAGTTTGTTTGAAGATGGTGAAAACTTAAAAATCAAGCTGGACACAATCCCTTTGGTGGACGGTGGCTGGACGGGCTGGGCAAATTGCTATGAATTAGAAGATCGTGCAGAAAAGCCACGCAAGATGGGTATTGCAGATATGCCTGATGACATACCTTTTTAAGGAATACCCATGCTGCATCCAAGAGTCAGAAACACCGACCCTTTGACCAGTTGGCAGGCAGCAGGGTCTGCAAAAGACCTTGCCAGCCGCCATGCCCAAATCATTGTGGATTGCTTGACCAAACATGGCGCACTGGGCAAAGATGGCATTGCTGCCCACACAGGGCTGGAATCCATGCAAGTCGCCAGACGGTTGCACGAATTGGAACGCGATGGCGAAATTTGTTTGACAGGTAAAGTGGTCAAATCTAAATCAGGGCGCATGGAACGCGAATGGAAGATCACGCCAATGCAGAGGGAATTAATATGATTCGCAAGCGCCAGATTGAAGCTGCAAATATTGAAAAACAAATGATGTATTTGCAACAAAGTGCTGATACAGCATATTTGATTGGGTGGAATGATGCACTGGAATTAGCTGCATCCAAAATTGAAAATGATTTTGTTAAGGCTTTTGGAAAAGATACGTTAGCAAGCATTTCTGTTTATCTTAGGAAATTACAAAAATGACACAAAAACCAATTGCATACATCAATGTCGAGAAGCGCACACTGGAATTTGAAAAGCCGATCAAATGGCATACACCTACTGTTGCAAACCTAGATCGCATTCCATTGTTTACCAAAGAAGCCTTGGCACAAGAGCAGGAGCCTGTGGCGTGGCTTATTACAGATGAAAAAATCAACAGCCTTCAAGTGGATTCAATTCAACGCTTGGTTGACCGAGCAAGACACGCACACATGACTGACATCAAGTTGCGTATCAACGGTCAAGATGAGTGGCATCAGGCTGATTGGCTGAAGCATCTAACTCGCACCACCCCACCACAGCGCACATGGGTAGGGTTGACTGATGAGGAGATTCAAGAATGTTACAGCGAGGCTTACAAGATAGTCCAAGGTAGGCAACTTGAAATTGCCTTTTATAAAACTATTGAAGCCAAACTCAAGGAGAAGAACACATGACCACTTGTCCAAACTGCGGAAAGGTAGCGAGGATTCACTCAAGCATATTGCAAGGGTGTATGTGTCAATACTCAATGCAAGCGCCAGCACAGCGCACATGGGTAGGGTTGACGAATGATGAGTTAACAGATTTGCTGTACAACCAAAATTTAGGCCAACAGAGTGCTGTTTTACAAGCAATTGCCTTGCTAAAGCAAAAGAACGGCTATGCCAAGGAGAAGAACATTTGATTAGCCGCGTTATTTTGTGCTTGTCAATGATAGGCGTTGGCGGTTATAACCTATTGCCGCCAGCGCCCCTTAATATCTACCAAATGCAGCGCAAGTCAAAAGAAAAGTCAATCAGTAAGTTATGTCAAAAACCTAAAAAAACCAAAAACGTACAGGAGATATGCGACCGATGGAAGAAGTAATTATCACCATTGCCGTTCTGTTCATAGGCGCAATTATTGGCATTGTTGTTGTTGTTGCCTTACTGCATTTTTTTGCAGATTAGACATTGCGTTCAAAGTGTGGGCAATCCACTAGATTGGAAAAGTGTCCACCCCAGCGGTTCTTAGGGTGCAGGCTTTCCCAATAGATGCCCAGCGGTTCAATGGTGGCCTTGTCCCAAATGATCTTGCCATCTTTGAAAAAGTTCAGGTCAATGGCGCAGCGCTTCAGGTGGATAGATTTCATGGTCTTGGATCGCCCTGTTTTGACGTAAATAGCCTGTTGTTCTGGTGTGCGGGATAGTTCCCCGCCAGTAACCATAAAACCTTGTTCTGTGGCGTATTGGATCAGTTTGCAAGCATCCAGCAAGAATGCGGCTTGTTCGGTGCTTAAACTCATTTCTTGCCCCTCATTTCCATAATTTTTTCAGCCGTTCTGCCAGCAAAATATGCGCCCATCACTAACTGACCCCAGCCAGCCAGCAAATTAACGTACCCTTCGTTAGCGTTGTACCCAAAAGCCGACATGGTTGTAAAAATAAAATAAGCCGCCAAAATGGCTATAAGGCTTATAGGGCGTATGTTTTTTGATAGCCAAGAGTCAGATGCCATATCCGCATTCCAGCGGTCTGTAATGTTGTCTGCATCGTTTTGGGCGGCCTTTGCCAACAGGTCAAGTTCAGCCAATTCCATTTTGGCTTTTTCAATGCCCAATTCCATCAGACGTTCTTCGTGTTCAAATTGAAGCTGGCGCAGCTTGCTAACATCTTCAGGTGTTGGCGCGTCAGGAATTTTCACGCCCAACGTGTTTTCAACCACTTGTTTGCCTTTGGCTTGGATGGCGCTAGATAGCAGGCCAAGGCCGTTTTGAGCCAATGTGCCAAGCAGTGATGCGACTATGGGAATCATTTCTTTTCCTCCAGTTGGGTAATAAGGCGGCGAATAATGGCCTGATGCTGTTTGTTTTCTTGTTGCAACACAAGCATATCAAAATACATAGAGGCCATCAAATACAGGAACAGCGGCAGAATCAACACCACCACAATCAATGAAATCAAAAAAACTATTTGCCCGCTGTCATCTGTTTTATTGACCATAACAGGAGGTGGAGGTATATAGTAACTGTCAGAATTGCCCCGATTATTAGGGCTTTGTCTTGCAGATTGTTGAGTCTTTTTCTGCGTTGCCATTTGCGTTGAATCTCCATCTGGCGGTCAAGTTCAATTTGCCTTTCGTTTTCTTCGTTCAGCTTTTTATATTCTTCTTCAAACCTTGACCAGACTGCACCAAGCGCTGGGTCTGTGTGGTAGATCAAAAACTCACGCAATTCTACTGACTGCCTTTCCAATTCAATCTGATGGAAGACGTTCTCAAGCGCCTGCGCTTTCATTGATTTGGTCTTGGGCGGGTCAAGTTCTTGTTTTTTGACTTCTTTTTTTATTTCTTCGTGCGATTCAAAGAATTGCCCAATGAAACCAGATATTTCCTTGGTTATCTTGTAAAGGTCTGTTCCCGCAGCTTTTGCATCCTTATACAAAGCCACAGATTGCTTAATTCCAGCAATTGCAGCCAGTGCCAATGTGATAGGTTCAATTCTTACCCACCCAGTGGCTTACATAGCCCACAGCAGATGACAAAGCAGATACCAAGGCCATACCCGCCCAGAACCCACCACGCCCTTGATTTGCCAGTGCTACTAGCTTTTCAATGGAAGATTCCATTTTGTCAATCTTGGTTTCCATCTGGTCGAATCGGCGTTCATAGTCCTGAACCTTTTGCCAAAGCACCCCGTATTTAACTAAGTCAATTTCCATCTTAGGCTTTCATTACATACGCAAGTGCGTAGTAAGGGGGCAGATTTGCATTTGTGCCAGAAACGCCAGCGGCTACGTTTGTTGTGGCAACTGTGATGCCTGTAACCGCGCTTCCAGTGTTTGTGGTTAAAGCACTAACCCTTGCACCACCACCACCAGCATTACCAATTCCGGGTTGGTTGTATGTGGTTTCTGTATGTAAGTGACCGGGGTCTGTGACCACTGAAGTCGCCGTGTGGTTGTGACTAACCACAATTGCATCAGTTGAACCACCAGTAGCTGCTACAGAATAAGTTGAACCAGCGCCCACCACAAACTTGTCTCGCAAGTCTGGTGTGCCGTTTGTGCCATCACACAAGTACCAGCCCAATGGAACGCTGCCAATTGACCCATACCACAATGAAATCATGCCCGTGGGAATGGTTGTACCTGTGCTGGTGTTTAGAACGCCAATAATTCCATATATGTTGTCGTATGTGCCAAGGGTTACCGCAGCAGATGTTTTGACAACAAATTTGTAAAAGAAACCATAGGTCAGCCACACCTCAGATGGCAGGCGACCAGACGAATCCAACACAATAGGATTTGAATTTGCAATTGTGCCATTCACATCTGTGTAAGTTGCCAAGGGCGTGGTTGAACCAGCTTGGTAGGTGTAGATCAAGCCACCATTCAATGGCAACCCTGTGTTGTCAAAGAATTGTTGCCCGTTGCCAATAGGCGAAAGATTAACTGCCATGATGCGTCCTTATTTGTTTATCAAGTCTTTGATTGGTACAAAACGCGATTGTGCGTTTTTAAATGCTTCAGCTTCAGCTTTTTCAATTTTCTTTAGTTTGCCTTTTTCTAATTTTGCACCAATATATTCATGGGCAGCAAGCGCGGGTAATCCAAAACCAGAACCGCCTGTGGCAACTTCAGCAGCAGCAGCACCGCCTTTTTGCAAAATTTGCTGCCCAATTTTTCCAGTCAGTTTTTGTTCTATGTTTATTTTTTGAACAGCAGCGCCGGGATAACCCGTGTCTGTTTTTAAGATATGCGCCACATTATGCAAATCTCTAAAATTGTTCATTTCTTCGGCATTGAACAATCGCGGCATAACTTCACGATTGTCATTCATAAACTTGGTCAACTGTTTTGGCTTATCTGCCAATCCAGCTATGTTGCTTGCAAATTGTGACTTGATATTTGCCAAGGCTTGATTGCCAGCAACACGCAATTCTGGCGGCATATTTTTCAACGTATCAATCACATGGGTAAATTGCTCAACAGACATATTTGCAATGTTTTGAGAAATCTTTTCTTTGTCAACTTTGCGGTTTATGTTGTTTGGCCCACTTTCATCCAAAATTGCAGATATGCCTTTTGGATTGTCCAATGTGTTTTTACGCAATTCAACCAAACTTCTGGCATCTTTATAAATTGGCGAATTCGTATCTAAGTTTGCCAAAACATCTTCATCTACTGCTGACTTTAAAGCACGGTGTAAATTTGCGTTTTTTCTATCGTAATTTTCATTTAAAAATTGTCTAAAATTTTCAGCGGTTTTTGCATCAGTAGGCAACAAATTGCCATCTTTATCGATCATATTCAATTGACGCATTCTTGCTTTTGCAATGTTTGTCAAACCAATGGTTTCGGTGTTTGCCAAAGTCAAAGAATCATCATTTAAAACTTTTAATATGTTGTTTGATTCAACAGGAATAGTTGCAGCTTGTGCATCTCTTTCTGCATATATTTTTTTGGTTTCTTTGTTAAAGTAATCTTCTAATTTTTTCAGTGGATCAAGAATTGCCTCGCCACGTTTGTACTTAGCGCTTTCATCCAATCCAACAATACCGCCTGTTTTTTGCGCTTGTTGATCAGCAAATATTTGCAGCCGCCTTTGTTCATCTTTAAACTTTTCAGCAAGAAAATTACCCAATGGCGTATCAGATTTAGAAGTTTGATAATTTGTTGCGCGTTCTTTACCCTTACCCTCTAATGCCGCCAAATCAGCCGCATGGTCTTCGCCTAATACCCGCTGCATAGCTTTTGCTCTTGCAAATTGTTCATCCAATGGCAGACCATTTTCAGCATATTCAACAGGCTTAAATTCAGAATTTGGGCGGGTTGGTTTTGCTGTACCAAGGTCAGCTTGTCCAATCACTTGCCCATTTGTGTCTAAAATTGGTTGTTGAACCGACTGAGCTTCAGTTGTGCTTGCCCGTTGTTGTTCATAGTTTTGATTCAACTGCTCGGCATTTTGTTTTAAATTGCCGCCCCTAGCTTCGAATTGCGCTTGCAATTGTTCTGATGTTAAACCGCCACTTTTAGCAGGCTTGTTTAAATTAGTATCAGAACGCACAATTTCCAAATCTTTTGCTATTTCACGCAAAGGTTGCGTGGCGCTTTTGACTTCTTTAAGTGCTTGCGGTATGGCTGTTGATCCAATGACCACCATGTTTCTTATGTCTTCTGGCGGTAAAGTCACATTAAATTTTGACTTTAATGTTTCTGAAATTTGCTCTGGGGTCATGCCCATTGCATTAAACATTTTGTTAATTTGTTCAGCAATAGGCTCAGTCACACCACCCAATGGTTGCTGATAGGATTCTTTGCCTGTGATACCAAAAACCTTACCTAAAGGTTGGCTTGGAAACATAAATTGACCAGCTTGTTTGCCTAATTCTTCAGCTTTTGCAGGCGTAGTGAATGGGCGCACAATAGCTTGTTGCACCGCACCATAAGTAGCAGGCAAAACCTCATAAATAGTATCAACAGCGCCAGCAATTCTTTGTGCCAAATCAGGTGATTTAGGTTGCACCATTGGCGTTGCCATTGTCAAAGCATTGGTCAGAATCTGCCGCACCATTGGCACTTTTTGTTTGACCTTGCCAGCTTTTTGTTCTTCAGCAGCAGAGTAACCTTGATAACGATTAGACCCAGAAACTGCCGCTGGTTGTGTTGTTGACTGCGCCGCTGGTTGCGCTACTGGTTGTGCTGCGGGCGCAGGCTTACCAGACAAGAACGCCTCTAGCGGATCAGATGTGGTAGCTTGGGCAACAGGGGCGGCAGGGGCGGCTTTTGCTACCGCTGGTGATTTTTTTTCAAAACGGGCAATTTCACGTTTTAATGCAGCAACATTTATTTCTGCTTCTTTATCGCCTTTTGCTGCCCTTTCTTGGTTTTTCCGCAATTCCTCTTTAATCATTGCCAATGCAATTTGTTCGCGCTTGGCTTGTGCATCTGATAGAACTTGACCACTCGGTTTTTTAGGCGGTTCAGCAACAGCTTGATTGCCTCCAAGGAATTTTTCTAAGGCATCCATTTAAAAATCCTCTGGGCCAAGTGGTTCTACTGGCAAACCTGTGGCCGCCATGCTTTTTAAGTTTTTGTATTGCTTGAGAATTGTTTTGCGTTTTTTCTCAGATGGAAATAATTCTTTAAATTTGTTTTCCATCTTTTTAGGGTCAGATTCTGTTTCCAAAATATTTATGGCTTCAAAAATTTTGGTATCTTTTGAATTTGCATTCCATGCTTGCTGAAATGCTTTCATGTTGTTGTCGCCAAATCTTGAACCAAATTGCTGTGCGGCACTTGCTTGCATATCAATGTTTGTTTGATCAGCTTGCACCCTACGGGCAATTTTTACCAACACATCAGGTGTAACTTTAATTGTGCCGTTTGCAACCGATGCCATATCTAATCCAGCAACAGTTCCACCAACATTTCCCATTGCTTGGGAATTGTCAATTGCCATTTTTGCCAAGTCTTTGGCAAGCAAATCGTATTGTTCGCTTCCAAAAAACTGACGAACAGCACGTTCCATTTTTTCTGGTGTGCCACCTTTTGGAAACCCAAACTGAGCCAAGAAATTAGGCACAACCAACGATTCACTGATTTTATTAGCTTGGTTAATTACTTCTTCAACATTGCGGCGTTTTGTGGCTAAGTTACTTTGAGCATTGACCAAATTATCTCTAAATGTATAACCAGATGCTGAATCTTTGTTTTCAGTTGGCATTTCTGTATAGGGGACGTCTGACCGTCTTACAGGGTAAGGTAAACGCATTCCGGGGGCAACTTCAGAACCAGCTGGGGCAGCCGCGCCCGGTACATTTGCGCCTTGTGTTGTTTGGGGTTGCAAACCCGCAGGAATGCTAACTTCAACAGTCGGTTTGCCGCCAATAATGCTTGGAGTTGTTGTTAACACTCGACCTTTTTCATCTATAGAAACTTGAGGCGCAAACTTTTCTTGTTGTTCTGCTGGAGTCATTAAAGTTGCTACGCCTGCCATTACTTTTGCGGGCAAATCAGGGCCAGATTCCATTCCTTCAGTCCATGTGATCAAGTAGGCATCAAGCAGTCGATGAAAATCAACATTGTCTGGGTCTTCCTTTTTCATCAATTCCATTTCATTCATGTATAGTTTTTTGTCTTGAATGCCTAATCTTGCATAAACACCAAGTCTTTGACCAATCCTTGCTTGTTGATCTTTGGTTAATCCTTGTTTGGCTTTGATAGCTTCTGTTTGCGCTTGTGCTAGTGTGGTGTATTTGTTGATGCTTTCTGAACCAGTTAAAGGCGCAATCTTTGGCACAGCAGAATTAATCTTATCTATATCAATTCGACCATTGGTTTGAAAATTATTTGGGTCAGCAAAGAACGTTTGCATATTCTTGCGTTCAAGTTCTTTTTGTTTTTCAACTTCTAAAGCAATTCCTCCTGAAGTTGTTGTTTGCTGTGCTTGTTGCAACAACTCAGGATTCATCTGTTGCGCTTGCTCATAAGTTTGTTGCAGTGTTCGCAATTGTTGTTGCTGTGTCTGCAATTGTTGCTGCTGTTGCTGAACCGCCAAAGGGTTCATTTGTTGCGCTTGTTTATATTGTTGTACGCCACTGGCAAAGTTAAGCATTTCACCCAACGACATGGGCGTAGGTGTTTTTAAAGTTTGAGCAATAGGGGTAACTGAAAAATCTGCCATTTTTTATCCTTATGATGGGCTAAATCTTAAACCTTGCGCCCCGCCCATGTCTGGGTTGTTTTGCCCAATTCCATAATTTGTTGGCGTAATACCGTAATTTGTGGGTGCGCTACCTTGTGGGCGCAACATATTTGCCATCATGTATGAATTGCCAGCACCTTGAATAGCGTTTGAATAAGCATTTGCAGCACCAATCTGACCGCCTGCCATTGCGTTACCAATTCCAATCGTAGCTTGACCAATGTTGCCGCTTACATTTTGTGCAAGGTCTGAAGTCTGCTTTTGTGCGGTTTGACCAATTCCAGCAATGCCTGCCAATGTGTTGTAAATATTGCCTCTTTGCGTTTGAAAACGATTAAAAGCATTCTGAAACTCTGTACTTGCAGCGCCTTGCCCGTAATCTGTCAAACCTTGCAAAGCATTACCGCCAACCAACCCACCAGCTCGATTTAGAACATTTGTGGTTGCTAAATTGCCTTGTTGAAGTCTGAAGTTGTAGCTGGGGTCAATGCCTGCTTGAAATTCCTCTTGCCCAAATTTCTGGGTCAGATAAGGTTTCATGCCAGCAATGTCGCTTAATGCACTGTAACCAGCCTCTCTGTAAGGGCGTTGCTGTTCGTTTTGAATATCGAACATTCTTTGTTGTTGGGCAATAGCTTCACGGGCGGCAGCAGCTTGCGTTTGAGCAGCTTTTTCTGCCCCTCTCCCACCAAGATAGCCGCCAAGAAGACTGCCACCAGCACCTATTAATGCTACTGTTGTCCAAGTCATATTATTCCCCTTTAATTTCCAGCGTTTTCAATTTATTAGAAGAATCAAACAACGCGAATTCATCTGGTTCAATCAATTCTTTTTCCAATTTGTCCAAGTCGGTTTCCGCACTGTTGTGAAACGTTATCCCAATTGCATCAGTCACTGATAGCGTCACCCGCTTTGTGCCGGGTCTGCTCTGCACAATGTCTCCAGCGTACAGGTGCTTCATGCCGCCCTCTGTCCATGCAATTATTTCACCTTTGGCGCACAAAAAGAAGTGATCTTTCTTGTGTACCTTGCCAACAATCAATGTGCCTGCTGGTCGGGTTAACTTTCTTGCATACATTCCGGCATGGAAATAATGTTCTGTCTGCATGGCATCAGCCGCCAATTGCAAATCTGCTCTTGGCATCTGCGACATTTCCATTTGCAGTCTTTCGATCTGCTCACGGCTTGGCACATTATTTAAAATCAGGTCGTTCATTGGTTGTAATATGGCACTTTATACGCCACACCATTGACGGTCACGTTGATGAACCCCACAGGGTTAGCAGGCAATGTTGCTGATCCCGCAGTCGCTGTGCTGGCACTAGTAAAGTTCAACAAGTTAATGAAAAACTGTTGCCATGCCCGTGTCGGCCTTTTGGTTTGCCCATCCAAAAACTCTGATTGAGGATATGGCTGGCTTTGTGGTGTTGGCAACATCAGTTTTCCCCTACGCTAGATTTCAAGTTTGCAGAAATAATGACCGCTTTTACAGGGTCAGAAATTGAAACTTCAAACACACGATCCCGCGCTGTACCCAACCGCCGCCAGATAGCACGGTTTGCATATTTACCAATCAGGCCAATGGTAGTCCAATGTTCGTTTGACCAAGTAGAACCGCCGTTGTCTGACCACCGCAACATGGCTTGAGGGTTTTCCCCTTGTCCTGTGGAAAGACCAACACCGGGCTGGAATTGAATCTGCAATTCATCAAAGTATTCCCGCTGAAAGTCTGCCACCAAATGCGGTGCGCGGCGCAAACGCCTAACGTGCTGACCATCATCTGTGTAATTCAGCTTGTCAAGTTTGTAAATCTTGCCGTTGGCGTAATCCCCAACCATTACCAAACCTTGAAATTCCGCGCAGCAATTACCCCGCGCACGTTCATATTGACCTAAGTTGTTTGTATACAACCACTTGTGCCACATTCCTGAAGCTACGTCATAAGCCCAAGTCAGGTTAATTGATGGGAAGCTGATAACGTAAACTTCGTGGCCCTCTAATTGGTAAGTCCAGCCAACAGCATCACTAATCACTTGGTTTGTCAAAGAGTTTTCAACTGCGTGGGTGGAAATCCTTGTGGGTACATAGCCATTCATTTGCACAATTTGGGCTTGACCCCTAATGTTTCGGCTTAAATATGCAAAGGAATTGCCAAGCCGCGCTACGCTAAATGCGGCTGCAATGCCGTGCTGAGTTGATGTGCCGGGGATTCTTTGAAACGGGAAAGGGCTTGTCCCCGCATCAATCCACACCTCACTAGAAACCTCACCCAACAAATAAACTTCACGGTGGTCAACAATTAATGAAACTAAGTCATCAGGCGCACCGTCTTTGCTAGCAAAACTCAACGCTGGCGAAATAGGCGACAAAGCCGCAGATGCACCAAACTGCTGAGTATCAGGGCGGTTATACACAAAATAGTTGTCCACAATGTCAACAGAAGTGGCGCTGGTGAATGCGCCATCAGTGCTTGGCAACACCGACCAATTT